AGCAAGGAATAATATTGCAGCGTCCCATGTATTCTTGTTTTAAGTTTTTCAATTTTATGTCCATTTATTTTTTTCCTTTATCGTCGGGGCGGGGTGGCCGCCCCGGAATGGGTTATTGTGCTAAAATTCGGTTTGCGGCAGCAACGGCGTTGTTTGTTAAAACATGCTGCCAAGCTTTGTTTCTGGGTGACCAACGAAAGGCAGCCCCTTTCAGCCGTATTTCGCGCGTCTACCTTTTCCGCCACCCTCCATAATATCAGGCCTTTTAGCCGCATGCCCGGGCGGTTCTCGGGAGAAATCCCTCAAAGATCAAACGGTACGTCGTCAAAATATGCCGGCGGTTCTGGGGCGTCATAAGATTGCGACGGATAGTTTGCCGCCGGTCGTTCCCGTCTTTCTTCTCTTTCTTTCTGTAAGCCCAAAGACAGTTCATTATAAGTGCGGACGCAAAGTGCGGCCACTTTCAAAAGCTCGTCCGGGAAAAGGCTCACGCTTTGCCGCTGCCAGTTGTCTGTCCCTTTGTCTTCCGGCTTTTGCCAGGAACGCTGGATATTAGCCGAATACGTGGTGTGCAACTGTCCGTCTTTAATGTTAACTTCTTGCTTTTTGAAAATAGCTACCGACAAGCCCCGGTCGCGGTTGCTGATGAAAAGTTTGTTTTTATTTTCTTCGTTCATTAGTGTTTTCTCCTTTAGTTAAAATTCCTGATAATTTCCATCCGGGTAGATCGGGTCATACTCGCCCTTGCTTTGCTCTACCATCAGGTTTTGAATGCCGTCGGTGTAATTCATAAATTCTGCCGTCGTCATCTTGGTTGTGGTTCTGAGGTCAAAGCGGTTTTTGAAATACTCATGCAAAAAATCGGACGTAACAAACCGCAACGGCAAATTGTCAATGATGAAACCGGTTCTTTCCCAAAATTCAACAATGTGCTTGTAAATCGCCCACAAATATTTGTTTTGCTCAGTTGACCGGGTGCGGGAATGTTTTTTTATTTCGACGTCAATCCCGTATTTGCTCGAATTGAGAGTTACCTCTAATTTCGGTCGTATAAACTTAAGAATCCCGTCAATGTTTGCCGCTTTATGAAAAAACATACCCACCTCAATATTTGCTATGCCAGTTCTTTTCAAAAGCGGCGTTAAATTCTTCGTTTCCGCGAATAAAGGAAACCATCTGTTCGGTGCGGGCAAGAAGATTTTGCCGGGTGTCTACATCACGGTGATAGTCTTCAGCGTAAACGTTTGATCCGTCGGAGATGACATATCTGAAATTGTCGATACCGCTGCACTCCATGTAAAGAAGATGCTGAATTGATTTCAGATATTTTCCCGAGTCGTATTTGCTGACGCGTTTAATGTCGAAAATCGTGTTTCCTCGAATAATGTCGGCTTTACCGTAAAAAACATAGTTGCCGATTGTTGTGCAAACCGTTTCCTGCCACATGCCGCCTTTAACCATATCTGCAATGATGCGTGCGGTCTGTTGTTCTTTTTCATCAAGGGTCGGGAAAACAGGAGGAACAATGCTGTTTTTATCTCCGTTTTCCGTGCCTTGGGTCAACTCAAAAACAGCCGTTTCAAAGTTAATGCCCCGCTGCAGAATTTCATTTGCCGGTTTTTTGACCTTATTCAGACAGTCCAGCCAGTCCTGCCGGGCTTTTTCTTCAATTTCTTCAGCCTTGTCGCCGTACTCTTCAAAATCGGTGTGCATATAATAAGAATACGCACCATACAAACTGGCAGTTATTAGATATTTTTTATTCATCGGCGACCTCGAATTTTCCGGTTTCCTTGTTGTATCTTGCTTTTAAGGCAGCAGCTTTTTCTTTCAGCATTTTGTTGGCAAAAATCTGACTGTCCCAGATAACCTGAAGGCCGCGGATTTCTCCATAAACTTCGTTTAAGCCGGTAATGTCTTTTATCTCTCCGACTTTTGTTTCGATGACATTTTTCAAGCTTTCATAATCTGCCAGAAGTTCTGCTTCCTGCCGGCGTTTTTCAGCGACGGCAGCGACAATTTTATCTTGGAAAAAAGTATTGCCGGAAGCCGTATCCGGGACTTCAATCACCGGCGGGAGATTAAGAGCGTTTTTGGCGTAATATTTTTCGTTAGGCGTAAAAGAAACGGTGCGTTTATTACCTTTCATTTCCATGTAACCCATCAAATCCAGTTCTTTAACAATATCCTTGCCGGAAGAACCGGAAACATCCGGACGAACAAAACGGATGTCGCCGTCCTTGTCTTCTTTTTCGTGGGCAACAAAAATAACCGATTTGTTGGAATTAAAAATTTGTTTAACCAAAGCCGCAAACTGAATTTTAATCGCACCCCATGCTTTCATTGATAAGGTTCCGTCCCCTTGCTTGAACTTCGGGTTTTGGCGGGCAACGAAGTCCCCCATACGGTCAACCAGCTTGCCGAGGGTATCAATGACGATCGTATTAAACGGACGCAGTTCATCTGAATTTATCAAGTCTAAAATCTGTTGATAATTCTCAACTTGAAGAGAAGGGCATTGAAAACGCTTTTCCACGCGATAAAGTCCGCGGTCAAGGTCAATCAGAACCGGCTTGTCGGCAGACAGGGCAAGCGTTGTTTTGCCGGTGCCCGGCTGTCCGTAGATCAGGCAGCTTATCGGTTGGTTATGTTTCAATTCTGACGGTTGTGTAAGTAATGACATTTTTGTTTCCTTTTCTTAAATTTATAAAATTAACATAGCGGCAAGGCTTAGTCCGAGAGCAAAAGCGATAGCAATGTCGCCGGCGTTAAGCTTGCGGGCAGGGGCTTGGTAATTTGCCCCGAAGCGGGCTTCCAGCCTGTCCATTTGCGTGTCGGTTAACAGCATTCTCATTGTTCGTCCTCCTTGTCTTTTTCTGTTTTGATGAAATCATCCGCAGCGGCAAGGAATTCCGCAATTGCCTTGTCCATGTCTTCAAAAATTCCCATTGTTTCCTCTCCTTAAGCAGCCAGCCACTTGTCACAGCCGTTTGATACGGCTTGCCGTGCGTTCAAAATCTCAATGTCAAAATCCGGATCGTCTGCATCGATTTCTAACTTTTCCGCAAGTTCCAAATCGTCCATGTTGTCGATGTGTTCTTTGAAGCTGCAAACCAGATTGATCTTGTCAAAGTAGGTTGCTGTTTCCTCATAGTCCCAAAACAGGCGATCCAGTTTTGATTTGAGATTTTTCATTTTTTGACCTCGTTTGTTGTGTTTATATAAAAATAGATATACCAAAAAAGGTATAAAGTCAATACCTTTTTTGGTATTTTTTTGATGATTTTAATATCTTATTGTTTTTATGAGAAATATTTTTATAAGTGCAAAAAAATCCGCCATTAGGCGGTGAAGAATCGGAGTCGGACTCAATAATCGTTAATAAAGAGTTAAAATAAAGTCTATTGACAAGATGTAGGAAAAATGATATATATAATATCGGAATTACCCGCTATACCGAAGCAGCTCCGTACGGAGTATGCAAAGCTCGACAAGAGAAGTAGGATAGCGGGTTTTTTATTTGAATTGCCAAATATCAAGTTTGTTCTTTAATATCTTAACCCATTCTTTTTGCTCTAAAGTAGCGTTTGCAGAATAAGCATGGCTTACTAACCCAACAATCATATCTGCAAGCTGAATGAGACGGTTATTTTTTGAGTCTTCGTAACGTATTTTTGCGACTTCTTTTTGCGCTTGTGCTCGTATGTAGCTGACCAGTTCTTTTTTTACAGTGTCTTTTTTTCCGTCAAGCTTCAATGATGCTTCCGATAGTTGTGCATGGGTAATTACTTGTTTAAGAAAGAAGTTATAGAATTTGTTTGCGTTATTGCGCAATTCTTCACTCGTTATTTTCATTTTGTTAACATATAGTACTTTTGCCCGAAACGAGCATTTGGAAATCTCATTAAAAAATATATCCTTAACACGATTACATGTTTTTGAGTATTTGAATTCGGAAAGGTGGCGAGATAAGACGGCAGCATGATTGATGGCTTTTTCAGCTTCCTCAGCTTGCTCAGTATCTTCAAATACAACAAGAGCAAAAGAAAAGTTAGCAGAAGATTTTGCCTTGAATCCGGGATCTCCGCTTTCATCAATAAAAACTAATTGTTTAGTCATTTTTATATATCCACTTTTATTTTAACCTACCTTTTCAGCGGCGAGGGTGTAGATAACCTTGCCGACTATCGGGATTTCTTCCAAAGTTGCGGGAAGTGGGGGATATTTTTTATTATCCGAAAGAACGCTGATGTCGTTGCCGAGTCCGCATTGAACTCGTTTAACGGCGAGGCCGCCGGCAAGGCGGAGCAGAAAAAGTCCGTCCGAATCGGGAGAGATGCGACTTATGTCAACAAGCACCCAATCGCCCTCTTTTAGAGTTGGTTCCATCGAATCGCCTTTAACTTTTATCATTTTTATATTTTCAGGTGCAGACATCGTGATTTGCCGGAAATCAAGCAACGGCATCAACCATTTGCCGTTAACGTTCTCGTTTAAATTTTCAATACCAGTACCGCAACAGGCGACGGCATCCAGCATGTCAATTGATATTGTGTCAATATTTTTTTTTCGTAAATTGCTGATAAATTTCGTGGCCTGATCGATCAGAACGGAAATGCCATCCGAGTGCAGAGGGAGATTATTTGTTGAAAGGTCTATGTCTGTCAACTCTTGTTCCGGTACTTCGAGAATTTGTGCTAAAATTTTTCGCTCCTTTTCAGGAAGGCGAACCGGGGTGTTGTATCGTAAGAATTTATGCATAAAAGCCGGACTGTTTGGACGCAAAGTCAGTGATATACTGTTCAACGTAAGTCCTTTTTTTTCAATCAATTCATTTATGTGTTTTCTAACTTCGGCGGCTGTTGTCATATTTTTCTCCTTTTTTCTATTATACCAAAAAGGGTATTTTTTACAAATAGAAAAATAGGTATTGACTTTATACCTTTTTGGGTATTATTTTATACCAAAAAGGAGATAAAATGCTTTTAGAAAAATGCGAAAAATTCCGAAACAAATATAAAATTTCTAAGGCGCGTTTTGGCGAAATGGTCATGGGGAGCCCGAAATTTATTTTTGATTTGGAAAAAGGACGGGAATGCCTGCCCAGGACTGAAAGAAAAATTTTAAGATTTATGGAAGAGTACGAGAAAGCACAAAAAGGTGCTGAAGACAGAAATTCTTGATTTCATTTAATCAACCGCCGCCGGATTGCCGGTCGGCTTTTTTATTAACCAAAAAAGAAAGGAAACAAAAAAAATGAACAATAACGAATTCGGCGCAAAATTAGCGAAAGAGACTTTGACTGGTGATATTGCCGCTTTTTTGATTGACCGGCTACGGCAATTCCCGAAGCCCTATCAGCAGATGAGTGAAAAAGAGCAGGGCGAACAGATCGAAATGGCTAAAACCGCCGCGCGGGAGTTGGTGAGCAAGGCCGTCGGCATTGTCGCTTCCGGCGGGCGGAAGACCGTGCAGGCCGAACTTGGCAAAATCACCGTCGACAAAGGTTTGAAATGCGAAATTAAAGCCAGTGTTGCTTATGCGGACGAGCTGATTGCGGTTGCCGGCAAGCCGATTTTGATTGTGACCAATTCGGATGACGAATTCACCGGCGGCGAGAACAATCTGAGAGCCGATCCGGATCAGCGCGAAATGTTCAACGCCTGCAATTCTGAATACACACAGGCAGACGGCGAGGGCGTGTCGGATCCGGTAGCGGCCGAAGTCCCGGCTTTGGAAGACCATTCGGTTGTTGATGCAGAGTTTGAAGAAGTCGAGGATTCGTTCCGCGACGACAACGACGCGGCTTAAGAAAAGGCAGGGCAAATGACGGCGGTTGTTGTCAATATTCCCGGGCAGCCGGTGCCGAAAGGGCGCCCGCGTTTTACAAGGGGCGGGTTTGCCTATACGCCGGACAAAACCCGGAAATATGAAAAACTGGTTGCCGGTCTGGCCCAAACGGCTATGGCCGGCCGACCGCCGTTTGGCTGCCCGATAAAAGTAATGGTTACGACGTTTATGAAAATGCCGCAGATGTCCAAAAAAAGAACGGCAGACGCGCTGGCGGGCTATATCCTGCCGGCGGTCAAGCCGGATGCGGACAATCTGGCCAAGGCGGCGCTTGACGCCTGCAACGGTATAATCTGGCGCGATGATGCGCTGATTTGCTCGTTGCTTGTGAAAAAACGTTATGCCGCCTATCCGTGTTTAGAAATAAAAGTGGCGCCGAAGGAAGTGGCTTTGTTTGGAAGGTGAACTATGAATCAGGCAGAAAAATTGTTTGGGAAGGCAAAAATCGATAAGCGAGTAAGGGAAGCCTTAAAACAGCACCCGTTGATGACGGATGAGCAGCTTAAAATGTTTTACGTGGCCGTTTTGCAAATCGCCGCTTACAGCCGCGGATATAAGCGAAAGGCAAAAGAACTGATCCGGGTGTCGATTGTGCCGGAAATGATAAGGAGAAAGATTTTATGAAAACATGCGCCTGCTGCGGTCGCACACAGGACGACAAGCGTTTCAGCCGCAACCAGACCTATTGCCGGGATTGCGAATCCGGTTCGAAGAAAGCGGGGATGGGTTTTCCCGAATATCGGGAGTTTTTGAAAAAGCAACCGCGGGCGTTGGACGGGTTTCGCGCCACGTGGCTGAGCTATGCCAAGCCGGGAGAGCCGCGCTGGCAAATAGACGACATAAAAACCGGCGAGCATTTTGCCGGGGACAAGAAAAGAGCATTCCTCGATAAATTTATCGAAGTTTTGAAAAGGGGGTAAGATGAGTACGGGTTTTATGTTCTTGGAGAATTTTCTGGATGCGCTTGATATGCTCCCCGAAGGAGAGAGAGAAAAAGCCTGCTACGAGTTTTGTCGCTTCGGAATAACGGGCGTTTTACCTGAAGACAAAAATTTGGCCATGTTTTGCGCTGGCGCTTCCGCTTCTGTTCGCAAATATTCAGGCAGGGGCGGAGTGAGAGAAAACGCGGGGCGGAAATCAAAAGAATCAAACGCAGATTTTGATTTAAGCGGAAATCAAAACAATCAAAAAAATCAAAACAATCAAAACAATCAAAACAATCAAAACAATCAAAACAATCAAAACAATCAAAAAAATCAAAACAATCAAAACAAAGATCGCAAGAGCGGT